CCTATCGTTAACCCAGCCTGCTGATTGGCAAGTGCCGCCCGGAGAGCCTGTTCCTGATTCATTCCCTGAGCTTGTAATTTAGCCGCTTGATTTTGTACATTGGCCTGTTGTTGAGTATTTAAATTAGCAAGTGCGGATTCCAGCCCAGTACGTGTACCTAACTCTTGTACGCCCAGTCTAGCCGCAAGATTCTGTTGCTCCGCCTGTTGTCTTGCCTGCTGATTAGAAAGAGCCGCCTGAAGTTGGCTTTGAATATTTGTCTGTTGCGCCTGCAACCCACGCCCTTGTTCCGCTTCAAATTGACGCTGCGCAGCATCGTATGCTGCCTGAGAACCCGTGGCTTGAATTTGCCCCAACTGCTGCCCCAACGCTCTTTCACGTTCTGTTTGGGCTAGTAATTGCCTAGCCCCACCGTAAGTTCCTTGTCGCGCGGCACCAAGATTCTGCCCTAACTGCGCTTTTTGCGCATCGCGTATGGCTTCCTGTTTCTGTACATCCACCACATTTTGCATATAAGGAGACATATATTGCGATGCAACACCGGGTTGCACAAACGAATCAGTGCTGGCGCGTTCCGCAGCAACACGCTCAGGGCCTTCCATTTGGAAGGTTTGTAAATTAGGAGCAAACCCTGTCTGCGCCGCAGTCATCTGAGGTGCGCGAACCATACGGGAACTTACTTCTCGAGCAGGCCCCATCGTATATTGTGACAACTGAGGGGCCTGTACTGTTGGTGCTGGTTGATACGCACCCAACCCCGCTAACCCTGCTTGGGTAGCAAACTGTGTAGCCGTGTTAAATTGGCCCGCAGGTTGAAGCCCTAAAATACCCTGCTGCGCGGCTGTCTGCCCGGGGGTAAATCCGGCTATACGCTGGTCTTGGTAAGGAGTGTAAGGCTGATACGAAAGCTCTTGCCCACGCGATAAAACATCGGCCACATATGGCTGCATATATGAAGGCAACTGGGGGGTTACTACCTGTGACCCTGTTGGCATCGTGTTACTTTGTTTGCTGCTGCTGCTTCCCATTTCTTTCTCCTATACCCGAATCGGCTGCGGGTATTTCATATGCGTAGCCGACTAATTTATAGCCATAATTCTTGAATATTTTGGCCCATCCGGGGCGTCCGACAGATTCTAACCCATTGCAGTTATTGTCGTAAGCCCACCGAGTCAAGATTTCAAGCATCGGTTCTTTCCAGTTGTGTCCTTCCACACCGCCTATAAAAGCCAGATGGACGAACTTCTTTCTTGGATAAGAAGTGAAATTGGTGACTACAGCCCCCTTAACACCCTCATCATCAAATGCTACCCATAACGTATGTTCGTTTTCTTTCAGGGACGTATAAATATCGTCCAGCGTGAACCTACCATACGTGTATTCTACTGCTTTTTCCAGATGTACCTTCACCCTATCCCAGCACTGGTCTACATACTCAGTGGGTACAATAGAGACTTCCATCAGACAGGCATCAAACCACGAGCTAACCCCGTGTCTTCGCCTCTATCCGCCGTCTTACGTGCCTCATGCGCCTGCTTCATTAAATCGTACAGCCGCTGAGAGCCACCCATTTCTTGCACTTGATTACGCGGGATTATCACCTCATCCCGGGCAACTCTAGCTTCCTGTACCCCGCCTATATTGGCGCGAACAGAGTCACTGACCCCGTCCCCAGCGCCTTCTACGGGAATCCCGCCCATACGGGATAGAATCTCTTTACCGGCATTACTGCTACCGTTACCTATTTCAGATACCGTGCGGGCGTCCAGCACGAAGTCACCATCTTTCATGCCTATTTCACCACCCTGCGCTGCAGTCAAACCACGGAGAGTAGTAGATAAATTAGGTTTGGGGCGGAAGTATTGGAACTCCGAACTATCCTCCGGCGCACCTTGTCCCCTAAATACAACATCTCGCTCATACTGCGGCTGGTATGCAGCAATATATTCTGCCGTGCGGTCGGGGGGCAGACCGGGGAATTGTGCAGATTTATTTGTGGAGTCCGCTGCTTTAGATAACCCATATAACAACCCAGCTCCGCCAATATAGGGGTTAACCGCAGATTTAAACCCTGTCCCAAAAGCAGAAAGGCCCCCGGGCTGGAAAAGAGCTTTTGCCCCCACACCCATATTTTTTAACCCGGCTAAACCGGTATTGGCAGCGTTGGAAGCCGCTTGAGACCCTAAACCTACAGCAGAAGGGGTGGGGCCACTTGCTAACGCCGCCGCCTTTGCCCCGTACCCAGCCGCTTGAGACCCTAAACCTACAGCAGAAGGGGTGGGGCCACTTGCTAACGCCGCCGCCTTTGCCCCGTACCCAGATGCTTGCCCAGCAGCAGTCCCAGCCGCCTTTGCCCCCATACCCGCCAAAGACTGACCTATACCCGCACCGCCATACGCGCCCAATCCAGCCATCAACCCAGAACCAAGCGCGTCACCGAAACTTTTGCCTTTCGCCACGCCAAGTGCAGTAGACCCACCACCCACCATCAACGCCGCCATAGGCGCACCCACACCGGTAGCAGCCAAAGCCGCCCCCGCAATCATAGGCAGCAAGCTCTTTAAGAACCCTGCTTCGGGCAAACCTGTTTCCGGGTTAATCGTCAGAGACCCGCCATGCGCCAAAGCAATAGCTTGTAACCCCTTAACCTCGCTCGGGGTCATGTGGATAAGCATAGTATCCTCGTCTCTACCTTTGGACTGGACTATTTTGGCTATGTCTTTTGTGTTCATAAGTGGGCCATCCTAAATAGTAAGTTACGTTTAAACTGCCGCTGATACAAAAGTTATAGACCCTATTGCTGAAGGTATCGCAGGTCTATCGTAAGCATCTGGCGGGTCTGTCCACACATCATCATGGAACATATAAACTCCGTCAACAGGCCCTGTTGTGCTGTAGGCTTTATTGGTTACCCAGTATATTTCTACTTCATCACCAACGGCAAATTCAGTTACCGCCGTAGAATACGCGCACACATAAGAAAAATCAGCAATAGACTTACGTGCGGGGATAAAAAACTGCGTCGCAGAGTTGATTACCTCTACACCATTCAGCTTTATCCATACTGTAGCATAATGAGAAGCGTTGTCCGTGTTAACAAACTGTAAGCTATAATCTATTTTGTATACGCCAGCGTAGTCTGCGGTAGCCGAACCCGGAGAATTAAGGGTAAATCCAGCTCCAGAATCCAACGTACTCCAGTTAACAAGTGTAGGAACATCATCCCCGGTAGCATATTGGTCTGTGTCGTCAGAAACCGCGATATGTGGCAAAACAAGCTGGTCGCCCCTACCCTTAAAATATTCGGCCTGTAAAGGAGTTTGCGAGTCTAAACGTCCGAAATACAACTCCAGCACCTGTATAAGCTGCCGCATGTAAATAGAATCATACGTCTGCGGGGGGATAGGTAAAGGACTAGACCTGAATTTTTCCATCGCCATAGTGTTACCTCTGCCCGTCTTCTCTGCCGTCTAAACGTATCGTACCCAAAGACCAAGCTACCCCCAAATCTTCAGAACTTACTTTAAGCGCCATCTGCCTAGCACGAGCGCGAATGAATACTTGTTGTGTAAAAGAGTCAACACTGGTCTCTATGACATTCGCGGTATCGTCGTTTGTTGTGTTAAAAGCAGAACCGGGGAAGTTTCGGGTGCGTATAGTAAGGGCTACTTCCGGGTTTTCTACTGTAGATGAGTCAAACGAAATATCGGGAATCATGCGTTTGGTTAAAATAAATTTATCCCCATCCGCGAGGTCAAAGTCATTGGATTGAATATAGGCTTCTATTGCCGCGCCATCAGCATCAGTGCCGTACTCTTGGTTGTAAAACGTACCTATCTGGGTATCGTAATCGGTGTCTATGGCCTGCGGGTAATGACGCAAAGGAGAATCAATCCATGCCGTGCGGTTAATTGAGCCAAAATACCATATGTTTTCGCCGTAATTATAAATCACATATCGGTCTACCGTTGCGCTTGTAGCACTGGGGTAGAACCACCAAACCTCGTTAAACGCTTCGTTTGTGCCAGATATAATCTGGTCTGCCTGCGTAGTATTCATATTACCAAATACATACTTCCTTACCGTACACGGCAGGGTATCCACACGGCCAGAATAGACATAGAACTTATCTATGCCCATCCAATATGTAATGTTGTTAGCAGTCACTACCCCACGCGGGGACATTATGGAGATGTTGTCAGCGTATTCCTGCAACGCAAACACATCGGTAGTACCCAAAAACTGCAAAGAACTTAAACTGGCATCTGTCCAAACAAGTATCTCCTGTCTGGTTGGCATAGCACGAACAATTCTGGAGCCTCGTGAAACCCTTAAAAACCCTGCTGAGTTCGTTACCAACGGTTCCCACTGCCCCGGGTTATCTTGGTCTGCCCAACGAATCAACAAGGGGTCGAAATCAGCACTCGAAGTAGAGCCATACGGAACCGCACCAAAAGCAAGTAGGTGTTTATCGTTCTGGGATAATAAAAGCTGCCCAACCACAATAGGCACGTCATTGGAGTCGTACCCCTGAGCCGTAGCGTAAGCTTGAAGAGTAATAGCTCGGGTAGCCAGTGCCGTTGAGGGGTCATCCGTTGTACCACGTTCCCAATAATAAGGCGCACCGTTGCGTATGTTCATAGCCAAGTCATTATCGAAATTGGCAAACCACCAATCCCGTTGCGCTATGAATACACCGGATGTAGCGCCTGAACCCTCGCCCCAACCCAAGCGCCCCCAACCACCAGTACCCCACCCATAGCCAAAATACCCATTAGCCGCGCCTATACTAATTTCATACGCGCCCACGACCGCCGCCCCGCCATTACCCGTGTCGCTGGCATTTGCTGTAACAGTAACCCCGCTCGTGTTTTTAGCTGTTATGGTGTATGAATTGGCGTTAATGATTGTAGCTATTTCATAGTTTTGGTTTAAAACCGCCGCCGTTATGTTACCCCCCAAAGACACCGCCCCGGAGTAAGTAACAAAATCTCCTGCAAGAGCACCATGCGCGTTATCGGTAACCGTTAAAGTGGATGAGCCATTAGTAGCAGCAAAAGTAACGTCCCCCGCAGCTGTGGTCGTTCTTAGAGGAGTGATGTCGTATAACGTACCACCACCCTCGATATATACCTTTTTATTCGTGCCCAACGCGCAGAAATTGTCATTATAGGTAGTAATCCATCCCCACATCTGACGACAAGTGCCTAGTATTTGAGCCGTGGTGTAAGAAGCCCAACCACCTATCTTTTGCGGGAAACCGCTGAAAAACCGAACTTTCTCAGTCTCCCACCAGCCGCCTTCGCCAGTATAGTTGGTCTGGTCTCTGTTTACCCCCGGACGAAACTCAAGTTTTATAAATGGCATCAGGCAACCAACCCAGTCATGTATTTAGTTTTGCCGTCTATTTTAGCGGCAGTAAGCGTTTCTTTCTTTAACTCGTTAGGGTCGTATGACACATGCACCCACCCGCTATCTGGTACGCCGGGGATATAAAACTCAAGGATAACCTGTTTAAACTCGAGGTTGTCCCGTATCCATGTAGCCAACTCTGCGTTAGGCACCCCAGCAATCTCAATGTCTGCCGCGCAGCCGGTAATGTGGTCAGAAGTCTTGGAGCCCCTTGCCAGTAAGTTGACCTCCTCGCTTCGATATCCGCTATTAATCTTTACAGGCTCCCCATAATGGTCTCGGACGGGCTGCAACACTTTCTCACACAGTAACCTCAAGTTATTCACAACTTCGTCCGAGTCTGGTTTATTGTCAATTCCGCAATCACGCGCCAACTGACTGCGGCATAACTCGTCAAAAGTGAAGTTTTTACTTAGGTTCATTTCTCCCCCCTTTTTCCGGCCCATCTGCCTTTTTTAACCATATCTTCTGAGTTTTCTTTTGGGGTGCCAATCCATAAATGCCGAGGGTTAAAACAAAGTCTATTATCACATGAGTGGCAAACGAACTTACCGTCTGGAATTTGACCATTAAACAATTGATAGGAATAACGATGAGTTGTAAAAACACCTGACTTTACTGACCCAAATTGACCATATCCTGTTTGTTTAAAAACAGCACCATCCCAATTCCAACATTCATTTTCGCCCCATTGTTTGTCAATGTGTGATTTAAATCTGCAATTATTTGAACACCACTTTTCCCTAGATGTTTTTGGGCTAAACAGGGAATTACAAAACCGGCAATTTCTATCTTTGTAAATCATTTTTTCCCACGCATATCTGCCAACTTTTCTATAGTACGGCCACCAAAATATGCGAGGAAGACTATTTGGCCCCAACTTCCTAAGAGCTGGACATAGCTTTCTTGCGCGTTATACCCAAACGCACTCATAGCAGTAAAAAGAAAATAAGCCGTGAAGATTGCTATAAGAGCCATAGGGCGTATGTTTTTGGACAGCCAAGAGTCGCTACTCATGTCGGCTTTCCAGCGATCTGTAACCGCTGCATGTTCAAGTTTGAACAGTTCTGTCTCATTAGCCATCGCAGTTAATTCGCCGTTTTGGGCGAGTTTCGCTAACTCAAGCTGCGCAGCCGCTTTTGCCTGTGGGTCTGGGATAAGTTTATCAACCAGCTTCCCGCCAATGTTTAAAAGTGCATCAAGTACCATAACGCCCCCTATGTTACGTTAATTTTTTAGTTTTAACTGACCTGTCAGTATCTTTTGCAATTTTTCAACAATCAACCTACCGTTTTCGTCTGTTGTTACTGAGTTAAGTGCGGTCTCATCTTTTCTTTCACCTGTAACTTCCCAGTAAACTTCATCGGTTGAATTAATGTCTTCGCAGAAAATCTCAAGAACAGCCCCGTTTAAAATACTTTTTACCGCTGCAAAACCGCTTTCATTTTTTGTAAATCTTATGCAATTACGATTAAGTGCTTCAAATGTGCCCTGTGTCATATTAAAACACTCGTCGATATTTATTGTTGCTCTGCCGTTTACCAATCTAACCATTTCGCTGTATTTATTATTTATACGAGGACTTTCTATAACGGAATGAATTAGTCGGTGCGTGGGGCTTAAATTTGTTAGTGGGTGTGGTATATTAAAATTTTTCGTCCCTGTAACATCTAAATCCCCGTCTATAGTTATTCCAGTCCATCCGTTATACCCAGTCATATACCCATCATATCTAAGGTCTGTGTATATTCCAGCAAAAGACCCGGAAGCCACGAACCCATTGTCTGCCCTAAGATTCCCCCCGGCAGTTATATCTCCGCTTGTATTAATAGTAGCCGCGTTCAAGGTACCTGTAAAAGTTGGAGAAGCAGACAGCACCACGTCCCCGGAGCCCGTAGAAGTCGTAACACCTGTACCACCCCTAGCGACCGACAAAGTACCTGTAGTACCAGCAACTATAGGCAACCCTGTACAGTTAGTCAGAGTGCCCGAGCTGGGAGTGCCTAACGCGCCACCATTCGTTACAAAAGCGCCTGCACTACCTACGTTTACCGCCAAAGCAGTAGCTACGTTTGCACCCAACCCACTCACACCCGTAGAAATAGGTAGCCCAGTACAACTGGTTAAAGTACCCGAAGCAGGAGTGCCAAGAGCCGGTGTAACAAGCGTAGGAGATGTAGCAAAAACCAACGCACCTGAACCCGTTTCATTAGTTACCGCAGCAGCTAAATTGGCACTGCTGGGAGTAGCCAAGAACGTAGCTACACCCGTACCTAACCCACTTACACCCGTGGAGATAGGAAGCCCTATGCAGCTAGTCAAAGTACCCGAACTGGGAGTGCCAAGAGCAGGAGTCACCAACGTAGGAGAAGTAGCAAAAACCAGCGCCCCAGAGCCTGTCTCATCAGATACAGCAGCGGCAATTTGCGCCGAAGTAGCCGTTAACGTATTGCTGGATAAATTTATAGTCTTATTGGTCAGCGTATCGGTTGTTGCTCTACCCACTAAAGTGTCTGTAGAAGTCGGTAACGTCAACGTACCTGTGTTAACAATCGAACTAATAACGGGGGTGGCAAGTGTAGGAGATGTGCCGAATACCAGCGCCCCAGACCCAGTTTCCCCCGTAACCGCCGCCGCCAAGTTAGCGCTGCTTGGAGTAGCCAAGAACGTAGCCACATTAGCACCTAACCCGCTAATCCCGCCCACAGGTATAGTACAGTTAGTCAACGTACCCGAGCTAGGAGTACCCAGCGCCCCGCCATTAACTACAAAAGCCCCAGCACTACCTACGTTAACTGCCAACGCAGTTGCAACACTTGTACCCAATCCACTTACACCTGTGGAAATGGGTAACCCTGTACAGTTAGTTAAGGTGCCAGAGGTGGGCGTACCCAATACCGGGGTAACCAGCGTCAAAGATTCCGCGTAGTCAAACTGGGAAACCACATTTGTGCCATTGGCGTATAGAAGAGCTTTTTTGCCGTTAGGTATAGTTATGCCCGTACCCGCTGCTGTTTTAACCGTTATACTCTGCGACCCTGTGGTAGCGTTATGCACGATGTACGGCTTTTCTGTGGTGGGAACTATCAACTCTCTTGTGGCCGTTAAAGACACCGCAGATGTTACATACAGGTAAAGATTACGAGCATCTTGCGCGGCGTTGCTGTCGGACAACGTGAGAGTTTTATTGGCGTCGGAAGCAAAACTGATATT